CATCAGTTACACCCGCAAAGCGTCCCCTAGCTACAACTACGCAACTGGCGCACTAACCACAACCGACACCAGCTACTCCAGCATCAAAGTTCCCGTTGAGTTCGTCGTTTCTCAGGAAGAGGAAGGACGCGAAGAACGCCAAGCCAAGATTTACATCACCCCAGACAAAATCGGCGGCAACCAACCAACTCTGCAAGACGAAGTAATCCTTACTTACGCCGGATCCACACGTACCGCCCAAATCACCGACATCAAAACCTATCGCGGCGGCCAAGAATACCTCTACGTCTTGCTGGTGCGCTTCTAATGGCACGTAAACGCGGCCTTACAAAAATCGTCCCAGATCTGACGGATGCCCTTGAAAGAGACTTCAACGGCTTTATCCAGTTCGCCGTGACCAAGCTGGCGGATAAGGACAATAGCCCTGTATACACCGGGTTTTTCGCGTCTAGTTGGAAGGCGGGCACGCAGCGGGCGAAACCTCAAGACAAGATCGAAGATTTTGAACCTTGGAATACGCTCAAGGAGCGTCGAGATGCCGGAGACCTATCTGCATACAGAATTGCCCCTCGATATTCCATACCCAAGTTCAGCATCAAGACAAAAGTATTTATCGGCAATACGGTTGAATACGCGGCCTACGCGCTGGAAAACCCCCGGGTTGCAGGTTTTGTGCAGGGAACGTTAGGGAAGATGATTAACGGCATGTTCAATGACAGGCGCAAACCCGACATTCGGATTGCGTCGCGTATGGGTGTTGGCGGTCTTGGTTTCCTCCGTGGTAAGACCTATGTTGACTACGACCAGATGTAGCCATGACTCTAAGAAACGCTCGCGCTGCCTTTGAAAAAGCAGTAACCGATGCTGTCGATGACGCCGATTCGTCGGTAGTCATGGTCTACGACAATACGCCGTTTACCACACCCAGCAAGACGACCCGTTACATCACCATGTCGGTGACATTCAACCAAGCAACTTTGCAAACGCAAGGCGCAGCCCAGGATTACTACTCGGGCGTCGTTCAGTGCAACGTCTACGTACCCAAAAATGCGGGTACGTCTCTGCTTGCAACACTGTGCGAAGCCGTTATTGACGGACTCACCTCGGTCAACGCCAGTGGATATACCGATACCTACAGTGCATCGCCTCGTGTACTGGACGTAGTTGGCCCCACACCGCTCGACGTTGAGGATCGCTCGCATTTTATCGGCATCATCTCTTGCCAATTCACTGCGCGGGCGTAGTATTCTGTAGTAACCAACAAAATTATGTATGCGTGCGACCGAACTGCTCCGTAACAAGTTCGGAGTCAGCCAGCTCTACAAGCACGAAGTCAAGTCCGGCGGTGAAGTTGTTCTTGAGGTGTACTGGCATCCTCTGACCATTGCAGAGCGCGAGTCAATCCAAAAGAAATCCGGTTCGGACGATGCGGGTGATTTTGCTTTGGGCCTGATGATTGAAAAAGCCTTGGACAAAGACGGAAAACGGCTTTTCCAGGATGGCGACCGTGCGGCTCTGCGGCGAGACGTCGAAGCCAACGTTCTCCAAGAAATTCAGTTGGCGATGCTGACGTCGGGCAGCGAGAACAAGGTGGAGGAAGCGAAAGCAGCTCTTAAAAGCGAATAACGACTGGCTGTTTATCTTTTTCCTCGCTAAGGAGCTAGGCATGACCGTGCGCCAGCTCACCCGCGAACTAACTACTGAAGAGCTGGTCACCTGGGGTGCTTTTTATGAGTTGAAGGGTGAGCAGGAGGAAAAAGTGATGGATCGCGCCAAAACGGGTAAAGCGGCTCAAACCATGCGTAGACGTTAGACTGCCAAAAAGGTCCGGCGTTAAATCGTGGCTAATTACGGCGTCGATATTGAGGTCGCCCTTAAAGGCACAGAGAAACTGCGCCAGTTTGAAAAGCTTATTACCCGCAGTGCGGATCAACTGGAGCGGCTAGAAGAAGCACTTAAAAACGTTAAAAGGCAGAACCCGTATGACGTTACTGGTGCACGCCGTGTAACTGAACTCGATAAAAAACGCACGGAATTTATTAAAGAGCAGAACAGACTTTTAAGCGAACAGGAGAGCATTCAAAGAGCAATTAAAAGTGATGCAGCGCGCGCATCAATGAGCGAAAAAGTACAGGGTAAAAAAGAGATGCAGGAGGCTCTGAGGTCTCTAGAACAGCGCAAAAAACTAGAAGATATGATGAATCGCGGGCCTAGCAACGAAGATCTAGACGATAGAGCCCGTAGATTACAGGATCTTATTGACCGAACAGCCCAAGCAGAATTTGACTCGCGTAAGACCATCACACAGCTTGAAGATAGACTTAATGAAATTACAGCGGAGAAAAAAGCAAAGCTATCGCAACTAGAACATCAAAAAGAATTAGACAACATCGAGAAAGAGGCACGCTTAGAAAAAGATTTATCTAGTCAGCAGCACCAGAGAGAGTTAAGGCAGTTTGATGAACGTTTGCGCCGCTCGCAGCAGCAAAAACAACAAGCTCAACTGCAGCGCACCAGGCTGCAAGAAGATTTAATACTTGGTGCGGGCTTTCCTTTGTTGTTTGGAGGCGGACCGGGTGCTGTATTAGGTGGCGCTGCAGGTGCTCTAGCAGCTGGCGGGGCAGGTGGATTTGCTTTTCAAATTGGTCTCTCTGCCATTGGACAACAGTTTGACATTGCAACGGAATCCTCTCGGGAATTTGTAAGGGCTCTGAGAGAAAACGGTGACGCAGCCGGTTATTTAGAATCAACTTTGGGGACGTTGGATCCCGCAGTTAAAAAGACTATATCTAATCTGCAGCAGGCAGGGCAAACAGCCAAAGCTGCGCAACTTACTAAGGCTCAGCTTGCCCAAGTCGTAGGAACGGACGGAGTCACAGCTCTGGAACGTTTTGGACTTGCATCTGAAAAAGCAAACAGAAAACTAAAAGAGCTGGGACTACAAGCTTTTGTTCAGCTTGCAAAACTATCCAATCTGTTCGGTAATTTGTTTTTTGGCGCTGGACCTCGCACTGGCCCTGGAGAAGACGTCACTAATGCTGTAAAAGATGCAGCACAGGCACGCCAAAGATCTATCGGGCTACTAAAGCTCGAAGCAGAACTGGCCGGAGTAAACCGTGACCTAGAGTTCGATCGTGCACAGGCCCTTGAAAAACAGATAGCTGCGAGGGAGCGTGACGACGAGATTACCCGGTCAAGAAAACTACTTGACGTCGATCAAGACCTCGGTCGTTATCAAGATGAGCGGAGGCAAGCAGAATTAACGTACCAACAAAAGATTGCAGCTCTTGACGTACAGCGTCAAAATCGTCAGCGTCAATTAACTAACGAGGCAGCTACAAGCAACTTGCGGGTGCAGCAAGCCCAGATTACCTTTGAACAAAACCGCGTAAACCTGCAATCGCAGGTTTTACAATTAGGGAAAACAGACCTAGACAGGTTAAACATCCAAGAAGAAGAACAGCGCAGACTATACAAACTTGAGCAAAATGCACTGCAACTAAAACTACAGCAAAACTTAGTAGATGTCAAAGAACAAGACATTAGAAATGACTTAGTAGATATTTACAACATTGAACTAAAGCAGCTAAAAGACAAATTTGACGCCCAAAAACTTATAACAGCCGAACAAAAACGCCAGCTTGAGCTCCAGAATCAGCAAAAAGCTATTACAAGTCAAGGGGCAATACAAAGCCAAAGAGGCCAAATGGGGCTTCAGCTGCAGAGTCTTCGAGGTGCAATGGATCCTGCATTTATGGGTCCTTTCGGCGGTGCTTCCTTAACAGAGCAAACACTCGCCAAACAGCTGGAGCTAGATCTACAAGAGCAGAATAGACTTATCCGAATTAAAGAGATAGATGTTGCACGAGGTGTTGCAACTGAAAACGAAGTTAACGACTTAGTACGCTTACGAGATGAGTATGCGCTGTTCCAGACAGAAATAAATGCAGCAACGGTACAACAACAGAGGTTTAACGAAGCTTTAGGGTTTACGCGCCCGGCTGTGGACAGCGTATTTAGCAGTTTGATGTCTGTCGCGGAAGGGACAAAAACAGCCCAAGAAGCGTTCGCAGATTTCTTAAGGACTATCGCAAATATGCTGGTTGATGTGGCGGCTCAGATGATTGCCACCTACATCGCAATCGGCATTGCACGCTCTTTTGCGGGTATGGGCGGAGGTGGTGGGGAAACGAACGCTCAATTTATGGAGCGCACCGGAAAACTGGATATGGGGATCGGTGATTTATACAAACGGGCTAACGGAGGCGCGGTTTCTTCTGGCACGCCTTACCTTGTAGGCGAGCGTGGCCCTGAGCTGTTCGTCCCCGGCGCCCAAGGCAACATCGTTCCGAACAATGCAATGAGTAACGCCAACATCGTCGTCAACGTTGACGCGAAAGGAACTCAAGCTCAAGGCAACCAGCCCAACTCCGCTGCCCTGGGACGTGCCATCGGTGCTGCGGTACAGGCAGAATTGATTAAGCAGAAGCGTCCGGGAGGCTTGCTCGCCTAATGGCTACCTTTCCGTCAATCACGCCAACCTACGGCGCACAAAAAAGCAGTCAACCCACCATCCGCACTACGCAGTTCGGTGATGGTTATCAGCAGCGCGTCACTTTCGGACTCAACCAAAACCCGAAGCAGTGGTCACTGACTTGGAACGTATCCGAAACCGACGCTGACACGATCGAAGCGTTCCTTGACGCACGAGCTGCGGACGCCACAAGCTTCGACTGGACGCCAATCGACGACGACAATACCTACAAGTGGATTTGCCTGCAGTGGAGCAAAACAATCCCATATGTAAACCGTGCCACGATTACAGCTACTTTCCAGCAGGTCTTTGAGCCCTAAACTGCTGTCATAGGAGACTGTTCATGAGCACCATCGTCACCCGAGCCGGTAAGGGCACACCGCTTACGCACACGGAGCTGGACGCCAATTTCACCAACCTGAACTCGGACAAAGCTGGCTACATCACTGGCGAAGGTGGTGCCGAAACTCAAGCCACTAGCAAGAGCACGGGCGTCACGCTTAACACCAAATGCGGTCAGGTCACAATGAACGCTGCGGCACTCGCAGCTGACACGACCGTCAGTTTCACGCTGACCAACAGCACAATCGCCGCAACCGACGTGCTGGTGCTGAACCACGTCAGCGGTGGCACGGCTGGCTCCTATCTGCTCAACGCTCAAGCTGCTGCAGGTTCTGCGAGCATCAGCGTCCGCAACATCACTGGCGGTTCTTTGTCTGAGGCAATCGTGATCGGCTTTGCCGTCATCAAAGCAGTGATTGCTTAACGCATGGCTTACGTCGTAACTGGCTACTGGGACGCTGGTTACACGATCAGCGACAGCGAGGCGGACCTTACATCCCAGCTACAGGGGATTGCTCCCGGTGCGATTGTTGAGCTGTTCCAGCTGGAGCTAAACGCTGCCCAGCACGGCGTCGATCAAACGTATTATTTCCACTCTGGGGTAA